ATCGTTCTACCTCTGCATTAAAATATAAACAAGATGTAAGAGATTTAGAGAGTATTGATATTAGTTCTTTTAGACCTGTACGTTATAAATCAAAATCACCTAAAGATGACCCTAATAAAGACTTTATAGGTTTTATTGCTGATGAGTTTCATGACGCAGGATTAACAGAATTAGTTTCTTATGGAGAGCCAGATGAAGAAGGTAATCCAGTAGTAGAAGGTTTTAATTACGATAGATTAACAGCAGTTTTAACTAAAGCATTACAAGAAGCTAATACTAAAATAGCTACTTTAGAAGCAGAGAATACTGATATTAAAGCAAGACTTACAGCATTGGAGAACGCATAATGGCACTTATTAAATTAAATTTAGCACAAGGTGTTACAGGTACTTTGCCGACAAGTAATTATACAGCAGGTATTACTATGGCTGATAACTGGAGAATAACTACTGATGTAACAGGTACAAATTCTCCTTTAACAAGTAACTGGGAACAAGTTGATACTGCAGGCATGGGAACTATTGGCAGTGCTATGACACAATCATCAGGTATTTTTACATTTCCAACTACAGGTATTTATCAAGTTAGCTTTACAGGTTATTTAGAAAGCACGGAACAACAAAGGTATCATACAATATCAATATATGGCACAACAGATAATAGCACTTATATAAGCCTGACAGAAAGTTCAAAATATATGAATTATACAAGTGCCACTGGTTATAATGGTGTTCATTGTTCTACTTATTTTGATGTTACGGATACAGCAAATTGTAAAATCCAATTTCGTTATGTACCTGCAGGAACTATAACAAAGTTACTTGGTGCTTCAAGCTATAGTGCTTCCCATGTTATGTTTGTAAGATTAGGAGATACATAAAATGACAGATAAAATGACAGGAAGACCAAATCATATTGAAGATGCTCTTGTTATGATGCACACTAGACAATGGTTTACATGGACAGATAGTAAAAATAAAATTTATGCAAATCTAAGACTTACAGAAAAAGTAGGAATAGACGGAGAGATTGTAGATAATCTAGTTACCGAATTACCTACCGAAGAAGAAGTAAACGCAAAACTTTTAGAACTACAAACAGCTTGGGATAATGCTAATGCTTAATCCTTGTCCTGATTGTGGTGCTACAACAAAAGCAGATTGTAAGTGTCCTGATGAATGTGAGAGTTGTTCTTGTTAAATGCCTTCACTATCCGAAAAGACTGAAATAGGTCTTCCTTTAAAAAATTTAATAGGTTTACTTGGTGTTGCTGTTACGACAGCATGGGCGTACTTTGGCGTTATTGAACGTCTTAATAATATAGAAACAAGAGCAACTTTATTTGAAGCTGATCTACTAAAAGCCGCAGATCAAAAGCCTATAGATCAGGAACAGTATATGTTGCTAGAATTTACAGCAACACAATTAGAAAAAGTAACAACAGAAATGGAGTCTATGATGAACAATAGAGTCAATATAGATTTCTTAAAAAAGCAAGTTGATAAATTACAAAAAGACGTTGAAGAATTAAAGGATAAGGTAAGACAAAATGGTAATCACTAAAACAATCATGGCTTTATGTATGTTTGTTAATTCAAATTTAGACGGACATATGATGATAAAAGACGATAGCGTTAGTGAATGTTTAAAACTTAAAAGAGAAGCAGAACGTAATCTTTCAGAAAATAGAAAAAGTGTTATTCGTTTTGAGTGTGGTTTTGTTGAAGCAGAATTAGAGCCAGATATGGAGGGTAATTTAAAAATTAAAAAAATTATTCAAGCTAAATAATGTTTAAAATATTTGCTATGATCTGTATGTTAAATGTAGGAGAATTAGACCAAACTCTTTGTTTTAAGAGTGAAGTACCTCTTATATTCAACGACCCTTCAGAATGTAGTTTAGCAAAAGAAAGATTAGTTGATTATCTCCATGCAGATATGGTGGAGAGAAAACTAACAGTAATTTTTAAATGCAATGCACCTATGGAGAATACAAATGTCTGAGTGGCAAAAAGATATAGCAGAATTAAAAACAGAATTAAAATATTTGCGTGAAGATATAAATATTATGCAAAAACAAATAAGAGATTTAAACAAAGCTAGCAACATGGGAATTGGCGGTTTAAAAGTAGCTTTATTCATCGGAGGTATTTTAGGAGCAATCTATACGTTCTTTAGATTGATAGAATAAATGAAAATATTGTGTATTTCAGATACACATTATCCTTACGCACATCCAGATCATTTAGATTTTTTAAAGGCTATAAAGTCTAAATATAAATTTGGAGCAAAGGATAAATATGTGCATCTAGGCGATGAGTGTGATTATTCAGCTTTAAGTTTTCACGACTCTGACCCAGACCTACCAAACAGTACCAAAGAATTAGATTTAGCAAAAGAAGATATACATAAATTAGAAAAAGTATTTCCTAAGTTAGATTTACTAAATTCTAATCATGGTTCAATGGTGTATCGTAAACGGAAATTTCATGGTTTTCCGCAACAAGTTTTAAAAGACTACGCAGACATTTTAGAAGTAAATAAAAAAAACTGGAAGTGGCATGATAGTCTTATACTAAAAGATAAATTTGGTAGTTATTATTTTACCCATAACATGAACGCTGATTGTTTAAAGTCAGCACAAGCACTTAATTACGAAGGATATGTGCAATCACATTATCATTCTCGTTTTGAAGTTAAATTTTTTAGTTCTCCCGAAGCATTACGTTGGGGAGCTACAATAGGTTGTCTAATAGACAAAGACTCTCTAGCATTTGCGTATTCTCGAGTGAACATAAAAAGACCTGTTATTGGTTGCATGGTTATCATTGATGGCGTTCCACATTTAGAACCCATGATACTTCGCAAAGGTAATAGGTGGGTAGGTAAACTATGAAAACGAAAGACCCATTAGTACAACGAGTATTAAACAGAATGGCAGATAGATCGGAGTCTGGTATCAAAAAGTTTGGTGTTACCATGCAAGATGCTGAACAAAGTTTAGAGCATTGGATAGTAAACACGCAAGAAGAGTTAGCTGATAGTATTTTGTATCTCGAAAAACTCAAAGAAGAAATTAGAAAAAAAGAAACATTATGGAATATGAAAAATTAAAAGAGGAGATTAAGGAGCATGAAGGATATAGGGCAATGGTTTACAATGACATATTGGGTAAACGAACTATTGGCTATGGTCATTTGTGCAGGGATGATGAAAAGTGGGAAGATGGTAAAAATTATGACCATCGACACTTGGAAAAAATTTTTGAATACGATTTCTCTGTGGCTTATCGTGGTGCTATGTCTTTGCACGATAACTTTGATGAACTTCCTAAACCTGTTCAAGAAGTATTTATAGAGGCGTGCTTTGTTATTGGTACAACAGGATTTAGTAAATTTAAAAAGACATTAGAATTAATTAAAAACAAACAATATACAGAGGCTTCGGAAGAAATTAAAAATTCATTGTGGTATCGTCAAGTACCGCAAAGAGTTGAAATGCTTAGTCAGAAATTACAAAATGTTTAAAGTAATTTTCTTACTGTTGTTTGCATCGTTAGTCATCACACAATTAAGTAATCTTTTTATTTATTATAATCAAGTAGGCGGAAACATATGTTAAATTTATTAATTAAACCCTTGTTAGGAGTAGCAGGGGATGTTGTTAAAGGTGTTGTAGATACACGCAAAGCAAAAGCAGAACAAAAGATAACTGAAATAAAAGCCAAAACTTCTTTAATGGAAAAACAAATTAAAGGAGAAGTGGATTGGGATTTAGAGGCAATTAAAAATACGCAAGGTTCTTGGAAAGATGAATACCTTACAATTTTATTTTCTATTCCACTTTTACTATGCTTTGTTCCTTTTACAGTTGAATATGTTGAAAGAGGATTTGAAGCACTATCACAGACTCCTGATTGGTACAAATATACTTTAGGTGTAATCGTATCAGCATCATTCGGTATCAAAGGTGCAACTAAGTTATTTAAGAAATAATGGAAGTATGGGAGGCTTGGCTATTGTTAATGGTTACAATTAACACAATACAAAATCTCATAGTATTTTTTGTAGGTCGTAAATTTAAAAAATAGGAGGTAATATGAAATTATTACAAGACTTATGGAGTCACTTAAAAGAGTGGTCTGATTGGTCAATGAAAGATTGGATTAAAGCAGGTATTGTTGCGGTAATCGTAATCGTAGTAATTGGAGCAATCTAATTAATGAAAGACCCAAGATTAAAAAGGGCGGGGGTAAGTGGTTTTAATAAACCTAAACGTACCCCCAACCATCCTAAAAAATCTCACATCGTTGTTGCCAAAGAAGGTAGTAAAATAAAAACTATCCGCTTTGGTCAACAAGGT